ACGATCATTCATATAAACCCGTATTTTCTTTACAAAACGCTGTATTGTTTTACGGTCAAGTGATGTACGGTTGAGCAACGATTCCAAAAATGCTTGTGTTTCCGTTTCGACATTAACTACTTCGGACGTGCTTTGCAGGGCTGTTATTTCCTCATTCAAAGCCTTTTCCGCTTCTGCAAGTTTGCTATAAAGCACTTCGTTTTGTTCTTTGGTAATTTCACCTGATAGCAGTTGCTTAAATAACTTTTCCTTTTTAGCAGGGATGGAATTTAATTTTAACCGTAATGACCTTATTTTGTTTGCTCTGCTGTTCTTACGGGCGGCTTTTTTAGCAACCTGAATTTGCTCTTGCAGTTTTCGGGCTTCTTCCTTAATAGCCATCAAGGTAAGTACAACCAAATCGCTTTGATACGCACGGTTACATTTACATTCAGTAGTAACACCGTTCTTATATTCATTACAGATATAATAGGGGTTTTTAACATCATAGAAAGTTAGCGACATACCGCAATATCCACAAACAATATTGCTGAAAAGTCGGGGACTTTCTTTGTTCGGTTTTGCGGTCTGTTTCTTTTGTCTGTCAGGTCTACTATTAACCGCATCAAACATTTCTTGCGGAATAATTACAGGAAAAACATTCGGTATTACTATCCATTCCTCTTTCGGTGTGGCTATCTGCTTTTTACTGCCAATTTGAGCAACACGGGTTTTTCCGTATATATACTTTCCTGTGTATCTCTCATCTCGTATGATATTGGTTATCATATTTGAGTTCCAAATATATCGGCTTGCTTTTTCTCTCCAATTTTTTACGGTTTTATGATGTTTCCGTAAGGATTGTAACGGTGTAATAGCACCCATTTCATTAAGCACTTGGGCGATCTGCTTATTTGATTTACCCTCTAACACCGATCTGAAAATATAACGGACAATCTCTGCGGATTCCTCGTCAATTTCAAGTTTATACTTTTCAGACGATTTTACATATCCGTAAGGTGCGTAACTTGCGTGAAATTTGCCTTTTTCGGCTAATTGATTATGAGCACATAAAACCTTTTGCGATAATGTAACGCTGTAATATTGGTGCATTATCTGTTTGAAACCCACATCAATCATTCCGGCACTACCGTATTTATATCTGTGGCTATCATAACCATCATTAACGGAAATAAAGCGAACCCCAAGGAACGGAAAAATCTGTTCAAGATAATCGCTTGCATCAATATACCCTCTGCCAAATCGGGAATAGTCCTTAACGATAATCGTTTTTATCGTTCCTTTCTTGACTTCCTCCATAAGCCTTTGAAAAGCACTACGCTCATAAACCATACCACTTTCGCCATCATCAATGAACTCTACACTTTGCAAAACCTTTAAGTCGGGGTGTTGTTCAACATAATTTTGCAATAACGCTCTTTGGTTAGCAATACTGTCGCTTTCATCGGTAGATTTCAACTTGTCACGATCCTCAACAGAAAGCCTTAAATAGTACGCAAGTAAATCTTGGTGTATAGTTATGCCGAGCATACATCCACCTCCAAACTTTCCATACGGCTTATGAGTTCTTGAAATACATCCTGATACTTCAATTTAACTGTGATTTTCTTGTCAATATCAATATCCATTCGTTCAACCAACGCAAATATTAACTCTTTTGTGATTTCCGTCTGCTCATTGAACTGTAATATCTTTGAAACAAATTCTTTTGTGGGCTGTTTTTCGGCAACCCTTGTCTTTTCCTGAATTAACTCTGTCAAGATCAAGGTCTTTTCCACAATGGAATATTCCGTCAAGTTCTTTTGCTGTAAATACTGCGGTTCACTTATATGTCCCATACATAACTGTTCAAAGAGCATAACAAGGGACACCTTTTTTCTCTCCAGCTCTGTTTCTACAGTTTTAATCTTTGCATCAATTTCTTCGTGCTGATTAAAACTCATAGACATTGTATTCATAGAACGGATACATTTACCGAGTATTGCAAGCTGCGATTTAATTTCGGTTGTAACTACGCTTTCAACCTCTTTTTCCATAACATTTTTCATATTGATACACCCTGCATATCCGCAACTTGCGTGAGTACGGCAAACATAAACATAATAGTTTTCTTTCTTTCGCCATCTTCTTGCCATAGGCTTTCCGCAATGCTCACAGTACATCAAACCTAACACAAGGGATTCCTTGTGTTTTTCAGGACAATCTATTGGGGCTGTATAGCGTTTTTTAGGTAATCTGCTTTGTACTCTGTCCCAAAGTTCTTGCGTAACAATCGGCTCATTAACATTCTCATACAATTTCCATTTTTCTTTAGGGAAACGCACATTAGGCTGATTATCACAATAACGCTTATAACTCTTTCCCTGATACATATGACCGAGATAAACAGGGTTTTTTAACATATTGATTATCATTCCAATATTCCAAAGACCGTATTTACTGTTCTTTTTGCCCTTACCCTTTGAAATAAAGTATTGTTTAGGGGTTAATGTACCCGATTTGATAAAATGCTCCGCAATCTGTGTTGTAGAGTAGCCGTCTGCGTACATTTCAAATATTGTTCGTACAACAGGAGCAACTTCTTCATCAACGCTGAATGGGTGCATAGGATCGCCCGATTTTTTATAGCCATACGGCACAGTTCGGTAAAGCATTTCACCGTTAGCCCTTTTGGTATCAAAGGCAGAGCCAATTTTACTTGACAAATCTCTTGAATAAGCCTCGTTCATAAGGTTTTTCATAGAACGCATTATATCGTCAACCTTACATTCGGGACTAAAGGTATCTACGTTATCAAGTACCGCTATAAAACGGATACCGAGAAACGGAAATATCTTCTCAATATATTCCTCGGCTTCAAGGTAACTTCTTCCGAAACGGCTTAAATCTTTAACGATAACACAGTTGATTTTTTTGTGTTTTATATCATCCATCATACGATTGAAGTCAGAACGCTCAAAGTCTGTTCCTGTTTCGCCGTTATCGGTGTAAATATCCACAAGTTCGATTTCAGGATGCTCGGCAAGGTAATCACGGATAAGAAGTTCTTGATTTTCCAAACTCTCGCTTTCTTTACCGTATCCACCGTCCAAAAGTGATAACCGCCGATACATTCCGGCATTATAGGTTATTTTCGCTTTCTTTTTCTCTGTGACAACATTATTATTTCTATCAGAAATCTGCTGTCTGCGTGATACTCTCCCTGCCATATTATCCAACCTCCTTTAATGGGTTAGTTCCGTCAAAGTCGGTCATTTTTTGAGAATATAGGATATATTCCATAGCAGCCTTAAAATCGGATTCGTGATGGAAAACAATCTCAATTCTTTTTGTGGAATGGATATAAATTCTTTTCACCATCCGAACAAGCAACAGCCGATCAATATGTTCTATATTCTTATTTTCTATAAAGTAATCAATCCATTCGGTTTTCGGAGTTCTATTTTCCATAATTTCATTTATCGTTTGTTGCCTTTTTTCGATAGCAGAACGAATTTCGCTACATTTTTTATCGTAAATAGCAGTATATTCTCGGTACATATCCTCTGAAATTGTACCGTCAATATATTTTTCAAAAGCCGAGGTCTTAAAATGTTCGTTGTGTTTCAGTTCCTTGTTTAGTTCAACAAGCTGCTGATCGAGTTTTATGGCCTCAAATGACTTTCGGGGCAAAGTGCTTATATAGTCAAGCATTTCTTTTAGTTTAAGTACCGCTTGTATCTCGTTTTTAATAGCACTTTCAACTATCTTAAATAATGCTTTTTCACTTATATTGTGTATGGTACAAGCCTTTGTATTAAGTCGGTATGTTGAGCAAATGTAGTAATCGTACTTTTTACCGCCTGATTCTACAACACGGTGTACCATACCTTGCTTACAATCACCGCAAAATATCAGCCCTGAAAAGATGTATGTTTTTTCGGCACCGGGGGCAATTCGGGTATCAGAAAGTATTAGGTCATTTGCGATATTAAAATCTTTTTCGCTTATGATAGGTTCGTGAGCGTTTTCTACACAAATCCATTCACTTTCATCACGCAACATACTTTTCTTAATTTTGTAATTCGGACGAACCCTTTTACCTTGCTCCAACCGTCCTATATATACCGCATTGTGAAGAATACGAGATACGGTTGTAGGCGACCAAAGGGAACGATTTTTAGATTTGAAACCGCAATAAAATCTCTGACCGCACATTTTCTTGTATTCAAACGGTGACGGTACACCCTCGTCATTAAGACGATTGGCAATAGCCAAAATGCTCATACCCTCCAATTTCTTGTTAAATATGTCTTTAACTATGATGGCAGCAGGTTCATCAATAATAAGACGGTGCTTATCTTCAATATCCTTTTTGTAGCCATAAACTGCAAAGGGATTAACACATTTGCCGTTTTTTCGGGCAACATCCAAATAACTACGAATTTTAATTGAAGTATCGCTACAATATGAATCATTCATCAGGTTTTTCAGGGGAATGATTAAATTGTCGGTGGACGGATCTGAATACAGGCTATCGTAGTTATCGTTTATGGCAATAAAACGAACACCCATAAACGGGAAAATCTGTTGCAGATATTTACCCATTTCAATATGGTTTCTACCAAATCGGGATAAATCCTTTACGATAACGCAATTTACCTTTCCTGCTCGAATATCATCCATCATTTCCTGAAAACTCGGACGGTTAAAATCAACACCGCTATAACCATCGTCAACTCGTTCTTTATGGAACTTAATTTCAGGATGTGATTTTAAGAAATTGTTTATAAGTTCGCGCTGATTATAGATACTATCGCTTTCAATTTTATCTCCGTCTGCTACAGATAATCGCATATATTTATCTGCATAATAAACTGTTGTTTGCATAAAAAAACCTCCTAATTGCAGAATCCCGTTAGAGAAATCCTAACAATTAGAAGGTTGTTTTTTTATTATGCTTAATTTAGTCCGACCTCATTATAGCACAACAGCTTATGCCGCGTCCAGACTTTTTTTAATTAAATTTGCGGCTTTTTTGTTAAGTTTCTCATTTTACTGTTTCATACCAGCGATCTCAAATAACTTTCCAGCCTTTCATTCAAGCTGCCACCGCCCTCGGTGTAGGATATTTTAACGATATATTTTCCGTGCTTATAGCAATAGGGGTTTTTAATCTGTTTCAGATAATCAACCATTTTTTGCTCGGTTGCAAGGGATGAATCAATTTTTACATCCCTTATATCCTGTAAAGTGCTTGGATCGACAGTACGAATATCTACGCTCTGCATTTCTGCCAAAAGCTCACATGCTGTCTTATCCATAGGCAGCACCTATTCGTTTGGCTCAATATAGCGAAGTCCCAAACTGATACACAACGCTTTATTGACCTTTTCCATTGTTTTATCATCAAGAGTTCCGATATATCCTTTAATC